AGCATTATATAATAATTGGCTTACGTACAATTTAAAAGATCTAACACCTTATATGGATATAACAAAAAAACAGTTTACTGATATCAATAATCTGTTAGCAGTTTTAGAAGTAGATGTTGTAAATAAATTTCAACAGAAAAAGGCTTAAATTATTATTGTCTAGCCCAGTGAGAAATAAACTGATAAAATTCAGCTCTAACAGCGCCGTCAGATAGAAAATCGCCAGATAATTTAGAGGTATTCATCTCACAGCCGTCATGTCTTACACCTCGATTGCAGGCACAAGTATGAGTTGCACTAACCATCACTGCTACCCCGAGATTTTTTTCACATACATCTGAAATAGCTTTATGAATCTGCATTGTTAAGCCTTCTTGAATTTGTGGTCTACGTGCATAAAACTCAACAATACGATTTAGTTTTGAAAGACCAATAACCCTACCTTCAAGGCTTGGAATATAAGCTACATGAGCCACTCCAGTAAAAGCTAAATGATGATGACTGCAAAGAGACTTTACAGGTATACCACCTTGAAATACCATACCATCATAACCGTCAGCAGGAAATGATGTAATCTTTGGTGGCTCATCATAACAACCTGATGCAATGTCGTGTACGTAAGCTTTAGCTACTCTACGAGGTGTACCTTCACTATTAGGATCATTACGCCAATCAATACAAAGAGCATCCAGAAACGCTTCATACGCTTTTGTAGCGTTATCAATAATTTGCTTCTTTTCTTCCTCTGTTCTTGGAAGATTGCTATTTGCAGTAGGTATAGTAGGATGCTTCACACGTTCACATTTCATAATTCAATTATAACATATTTTCCATAAAATCAATAAATATTATTATGAAGTTAGATACAATTTTTGAACAGGAATTTACAAAATTAAATTTAAAGAGAGTAAGATTAAAAACAGATCCTGCTAACCAAAATACATCATATGAAGGTTATGTTTTATATGAAAAACGTAAATTTCCAAAGGTGTTAAAAGAATTGATGACTAATTTAGGACTTCTCAAGAAAAGCTAAAAAGGAACACCGCTATAATATTATTATAATAATATATAGGGTTGAATAGTACCTGTATATAGTTATAATACCTCTATGCTTAATAAAAATTACGTTTACCAGTCAACAAAAATTATACCTCTCGGGTCGTGTGCATTTAGACAGCCCTATGCTCAAAGCCATTGCAGATTTATTCACGGATACAGACTTCAGGCTAAATTTTGGTTCGGTTGCAATAACTTAGACAAAAATAACTGGGTTGTAGACTTTGGAGGTCTTAAAAAACTTAAAGAAATTCTTGAAACTGTATTTGACCATACCACAGTTGTATGGGAAAAAGATCCTGAATTACCTCTTTTTAAGATGTTGAGTGAAAAAGGTGTAATAGATTTGAGAATTTTTCCTGATGGTGTAGGTATTGAAAAATTTGCAGAGTTTTGCTTAAAACAAGCTAATGAATTTGTTCAGAAAGAAACAGATGGTAGGTGCGATTGTTTTAAAGTTGAAGTATGGGAGCATGAAAGTAATAGTGCAATTTGCACATATAGTAATATATACAATTTAGCAGATAGTATTGTACAAGAAGCTCCGCAACCGTCAGTTGAAGTAAAAACTGAACCACCTCCACAGATAAATAAGTCACCAGAAAAATTAAATTCACCTCCTTTACACTATCCAAAATCGTACAATACTTTTAAAGATCCATTTGCAGGTACTTCATGGGGTAATAACGCAAAAAGATAAATAAAATTACATATGAAATTGCGTGACAAATACGGGCAGTATATTGCCGGTAAAGGTCCTGTATTAAACGTCCAACTTCCTTCAGAGATCTCTTTCGCAAAAGAAAGAGATCCCTCATCTATAGCTTTAGAAAAAAAAGTTAATGAAGAAATGAGTAAAGCTTTGGAAAAAGCTTTACCAAAGGAAAACAAAAAAATGCCTCAGCTTTCTAATAAAATTAGAATTGTTAGTTATGAGGAAGCTGTAAAAGAGTTAGCCAACACTCTTAAGCCTACTGACAATAAATCGTAAGATTTCGCTTCTCACAATTTCATTTTCAGTAAACTTGAAAGTATGGATACCCTTATCTACACACTCAGGTGAAGTAAAAGCTGATAATATTTTATTAAAACCACTGAGTTTACCTATATCAGCTTGTAATGAGTCCCCAGCAATAACGTATTTACTGTTATGACCAAATCTTGTAAGAATAGTAGTTAGTTCACTAAGAGTTAGGTTTTGAGCTTCATCAACTATAACAAAACTGTTACGAAACGTTAGTCCTCTTAAGAAATTCACAGGTATACAACGTATTACATTAGTACTTATAAGATTCTTTATAACCGCTGGAGAAACTAATTCTTCTAGTTTATCATTCAAAGGCATTGCCCATGGAGCAAACTTTTCATCTATCTCACCAGGTAAAGAACCAATACTTTTATTAGCACTCTCTACAACACTTCTTACATAAACTATATTTTCTATCATTCTTTTAGATACTAGTTTTAATGCTGCTAGTACAGCTAAATAAGTTTTGGCTGTACCTGCAGGGCCATCAACTATAGCAACGTGAGAGTTGTCAGATTGTATAGCTTCTAAAAACTGATTTTGAACATCTTTAAACTGATATTTGTTTGTTACATCAAAATCATATTCCCATTTTTTGGTTTTTAATGATTTTTCTAAATCTTCTATTTCTTTATATTTCGGCTCGTCGTTTTTCTTTCCTTTACGGAATTTTTTATTTGACATTGTTAATATTTATCTTATAATACGGAATGGACAAGACTTTATTTTTATCAGACGATTTTGTTTTTTATACCTTAGAGGGTGAAGGGGAATATATTGGATATCCTTCAGTTTTTATGAGACTGTCGATGTGCAATCTTACCTGTATCGGATTCAAGAGTGAGGATGCACCGTTTGGATGCGATAGTTATATTAGTTGGTCTAAGAAAAATAAAATGACTTTCGAAGAGATAGCTCAATATTTTGAAAAAAATAATTTTCATGAAAAACTTAAGCAAGGGGCTATTCTCAAACTTACAGGAGGAGAACCTTTTATTCAACAAAAAAATCTTTTAGAGTTTGTAAACTTTATTCATAAACGTTGGGGGTTTAGTGATTATGATCAAGTTGTTTCGAAAGAAGAAGTGGATAAACCTGATCTTAACATCGATTTTGAAACCAACGGTACAATTATGCCAGATGAAAGATGGTTTAATAATGGTAAATGGTTTTGTACCTTTACAACATCACCAAAACTTTCAAATAATGGTGATCCAGAAGATAAACGGTTTAAAATTGATGTGATTAAATATCTTATTAATGCTAACGCTTGCTTTAAATTTGTTGCTAAAAAAGAATCAGATTTAGATGAGGTATTTACTAAGTTTATTAATAATCCTGATGTTAATCTCCCACGCGACCGTGTTTGGATTATGCCTATGTGCGGTTCTCGTAAAGAGCTTATTGATATCGCGCCAGAAGTAGCTGAGATTTGCAAGAAACATGGTTTTAAATTCTCTAATCGTATGCATTTGCAGGTATGGGATAAAGCTTTGAAAGTTTAAATAACTATATGAAGCTAACCTTATTTTTAACGTTTTTAATACAGTTAAAAATCTATCACTGGCAAACATTTTCATACTCTCAACATAAAGCATTAGGTAAGTCGTATGAAAATTTAGATAACCTATTTGATAAATTTATTGAAGTTTATTACGGTAAATACGGTAAAGGTGATTACAGTATAGTTTATAATGTAAACGCTCTTTCGTATAAAGAAACTGATATTAAAAAAGAGATTGGTAATAGAAAAAGAGAGTTACTATCGTATCTAAGAAACGATTTACTTCAAGGTAGTGATTCAGATTTGCTTAATATTGTTGATGAGATTGAAAGTGAAGTCAATCATTTACAGTATCTCTTAGACTTAAGTTAAATTTAATTCTTTAAGTTTAGATTTAATTTTACCTTTAAGTTCAGGCATATCTTGAATCCATTCTTGAATATGAGGAGCTAATTCATTCTTAAATTTATCTTCACCGTTTTTAGATTTAAACTCTTCAATACTACCTACTAACCTATCTGATAATTCTTTTTCTTCTATTTTATCCATGTAGGTTCGACGCCATTTAACTCCTATACCAGTAAGTACTGCTATTAATAGCACAGATCCAGCTAATATTATCATCCAAGGTTCAAGAAAAGCTATAAAAATACTTAAAGTAAAAGCCCCGGCAGCCGCACCACCTAATATTAAGCTTCTAGTTGCGTAAGCTGCAATAGAAGCTCCTACTCCTAACCCTACAAAAATACGGATAAGATATTTTATAAGTTCTGCTTTTTTTGCTTCATCTTCTGCTTTACGAGCTTGTTCAGAAGCTTCAATTTCAGCAGTTTTTCTTCTTGCTGTTTCTAGTTCTAATTCTGCATTGACTTTAGCTTTTTCTATATTTTTTAATTCGTTTTGTTTTAATTTTATTTCATTCTGAATACCAATAATAATCTGTTTATCTTTTTCAGCTTGAGCTAAAGCTTCATTATATTTTTTTTGCAAATCATTTAATGAGGTAATTTTTTCATCTAACTCTTTTTTAAGTTCATTATTTATTTTTAAAATTTCTTCATTGGGTAAACTAGGCAATCTGCTAACTAGTTCTTTGGATTTAAAGTTTATAAGACTATCTGGTCTAGATCTTAAATCGACCGTTTTTAATTCACTTAATTGATATATACCAAAAGCTAAACCTGATGCTTTTTGTAAATTAGCCATTTCTTTTTGTTCTTTTTCTTTTTGCTTATCTAAAATATCTCTTATTTCTTTTTGATACTTTGTATCATATTCTTTTTGAATATTTATTTTTTCGGCATCCCAATCTTTTTTAGGCCCAAAAGTAACATACTTATTAAATAATTGGCAGCCACTTAATAGAAAACATAAAACTATCAATACAATAAATCTCATTAAGATATTTATAAATAATAAGATATATGAACAAAGACGCATCTTCAATTTTTGAAACTTACAAAACCACATCTGCAAAAAAAGAAATAGTTGAAGAAGGTATGTTTGATGTGTTGAAAGCTAGAGGTTCTCAAGCTTTTGGTGGTGCTAAAGGCCTAGGGCAGCAAGCATTAGGTGGTACTCAAAAATTAGCTGGTAAAGCCATGAGTAAGATCGGTAAAAAATTAGGTAGTTCAAGCGCTGAGACTGTTGGTAGAGAAGTTGAAAGAGCAGGTCAAAGAAAAATAACAGCTGGAGGAATGGCAAGTGAAATAGGTAAGTATAAAACCTATTTAAACAGTTCAGTCGACACTTTAATAAAAGATTTAAAAGGTCTTGATATGAAAATTAAAGATGAAAATGTATTAAGACGAGCTTTAACTGATACTATTATTCAGAACTTACAACACGTTACTCCTAGAGGTCAGTTTAGATCAAAAAGCGGTGCAGTAGGCGGTAGAGTAACTTGATTTAAATACCGCATTAAATAAATCTTTTAATGCGTATAGCTATATCTGGAACAGCCAATCAAGGTAAAACTACATTAATTTCAGACTTTCTTCAGAATTGGCCAAATTATAAAACTGAAAGCAAGACTTATAGAGAACTTTTAAAAGAGCAAAAATTACCTCATAGTAAAAAAGCGACAAAAGATAGTCAGTGGAAGATTCTAAACCTAATGGTAGATGAGCTTCAAAAATATAAGAAGGGTGATAAAATTCTTTTTGATAGGTGCCCTTTGGATAATCTCGTATATTCATTATGGTGTTGTGATAAAAAGACTGGTAAAATAGACGAAAAATTCATTACTAAATGTATACCTATCGTTAAAGAAAGTTTAAAAAATTTAGATATAATTTTCTTTCTACCAATAACTAAAGTAGCTCCTGTAACTTTACAAGAAAATGGTGTAAGAGAAATAGATGAAGTATATGTAAAAGAAATTGATGCTATTTTTAAAAGCATGAATATTCAATATAGGCATAATCTTGGAAGAACACCATTTTTTCCCGCAGATGATTGCCCTGCTATAATTGAAGTATTTGGTAATCCTGTCGAACGTATTCAAATGATTAAGTGGTATTTAGATGCAGAGGGGGATTTAATTGGAGGTGATATAAGTTCACCTGACAATCTTTTTAACCCAGAAAATCTTGACGAAATGGCAAAACTAATAGAATCTCAAAAGAAACTACAAAGTCAAGAAATAGCGTTAGCTGGAGAATTAGCAAAAATTAAAGACTTTGTAAAGAAAACGGGCACTAAATTTTAAGCAACTCTTTGCCAGGTATAAAGACCATATACAGGTGGTATATTATTATGAAAATCACCTGCGGAGTCATTACTTAATGTTGTGTATTGGGTAGAATCATCTAATCTCATAGCTGGTGAATTTTGTGGACCGTTTTGATAACTATTCAAACCTACATTTGATGTTTGATTTAAACGTATTGAAAATCTATGTGTATGGGCAGCCAATTCTTCTTGAGATAATTTATGTGAATACTCACCCACAGATGTATCAGGTCCTTGATCAAACGTAAATATGTCTCCATTTTTATCACCAGAACTATACGAACCACCATTATTTGTAGTAATACCAGTACCTGCAATAAAATAACCTCCTGATAGTAATTGCCATTTTGTACCCGTAAAAAAAGTTGATGGATTTACCGGGTTAGTGGTCTGTTTAATACTACCAACAGGATATAAATTATTAGCTAGTAAATTAAATGAGTTACTTACAGTAGTAGAAATTAAACTTTCAAGTAGATCTACCTGATCATACAAATAAGCAGATAAGTTATAAACAGATGATGAGAGTTCGATTATATTAGTAGAATTAGTAGATATTGTAGGGGAAAAACTTACATTATCTAAACCGAATAAAAGGTCTTTAAAGAAAATTTTATATGTAACCCCATTAATTTGAGATATAAAATAATCTTCGTTGGTAACTTCAAAAGCCTCTGGTAATTTATTGATTCCTATTTTCATTTTAACTTACCCGCTTCCAAACATATACCCCGTAAAATGGTGGAATGTTATTATGAAATGTACTATTACCAGCAGGATCTGTGTTATAGTTTGTAGCTGTATCTAATCTCATCCCAGGTGATGCTTGAGGACCATTTTGGTATGAATTAACATTAGCATTTGAACTGGTTGATACGTTTAATCTTATAGAAAATGTGTGAGAATGAGGAGGTAACTCAGATACTATAAGTTTATGTCTATATTCACCAGCATTATAATTACCAGCTGCATTCTCTGGCCCTACTGTAAACCCGTTACCGTTTTTATCTACACCAGCTCCGACCCCAGCTAAAAATAGCCCCTGGGATACTTGCTCCCATGTAGTGTTAGATATTAAAGTTGTAGGATTTGTATTTGTTGTTGTATACATTACACTACCTATAGGGTAGAGAATATTTACAAAAGATGCTGTAGCTGATTGCACTGTAGTGTTTAATAAACTTGTTAAGTTGTCAACTTCTTGATAAACTTGACCTGATAGCGATATAACATCAGATGAAAGAGTAGCTATATCTGTTGATTGGGTTGATAGAGTTGAAGCAAAGGTAACATTTTCGAGACCGAAAATAATATTTTTAAAATCTATTTTTTTGGTTAAATTTACATCTTCTATAACAAAAAAATCACCAGATTTTACCTCACCGGCTTCAGGTAATTCAGCAAAACTTACCGTGGAGTTAGTTGACATATATCAATTATTTATTATAATATGTTATGGCTAAAATAGGTGTAGGTATAGTGACTTGTAATAGACTAGATTACTTACGCAATCTATTGAATTCAATACCGAACGAAAAGGTGGATGAATTAGTAGTTATCAATGATGGCAACCCTATTAACGATTTTGTTGAGAAAGAATTTAGTTACGGTTATTGGATTGACAATCCTATAAATTTAGGTGTTGGTAAATCTAAAAATAAAGCATTAAAGCATTTAGTTAGTTTAAACTGTGATTATATTTTTTTAATTGAAGATGATATGGTTATTAAGGATCCTGCTGTTTTTGACAAATATATAGAGGCATATAAACTATCAGGTATACATCATTTTAATTATGGTCCAGGATCTCCATTTAATCGTAAACAGACTATACAAGATTTTGATCTACATAACAGACATCTATTAGACCAACATAGTGAACCAAACCCTAGACTTGTTATACAGTATAGTAAAGATGTTAAAATAGCATTATATCAACATACAGTTGCAATGTTTTCATTTTTTACAAAAGAGGTTTTAGAAAAAGTTGGGTATATAGATGAAGATTTTTATAATGCTTGGGAACATGTAGACCATACGTATAGAATAATTAAAGCAGGGTATCACCCACCTTTTTGGTGGTTTGCTGATATAGCAAATAGTACTGATTTACTTACAGAGGCCCCTGGAGCTATTGATAACTCATCTATAGCTAATAAATCTGAACAGTGGGCTAAAAACGTGTATGGTGGGAGAGAAATTTATCTTAAAAAACATGGTCATTACCCCAACCAACCACCATTTGTTGCTAAAGAAAAAGTTATAGAAATTATCAAAAACTTAAAAAATGAACATTCTCTATCTAATACTAACAACTAAACACCAACCAGATAGACAACATAACCAGTTACAAACATGGTTAAAAGGTGAAAAGTATCTTTATGTTTCTGATATTAATGAAGAACATACAAAACAATTTTCTACCAATGATACATACTCAAGTAATGAAGAAAAACAGATTAATTCAATAAACTATGTTATTATAAACCACAAAGTATTAGATTATGACTGGTATTGTTTTTGTGATAATGATACATTTATTTTTACAAACAATGTAAAAAAAGCTTTAAAAAATTGCGATCCAAATAAAGTACATGGTAAACTTTTTAACAAAAAAACAGACCCTGAAAATCCTATTTTCAATAGATATGGGGAAAACTTTAATTATTGTTCAGGCGGTGCAGGTTATTTTATTTCTAGAGAATTAATAAGTAAACTACCTATACTGCAAAACTACAATGCTGGTTTTGGTGATGTATCTTTTGGTTTAAATGGTAGAGATTTAAAATTTGAATTTTGTAATTTAGAAGGTTGCAACCCTGATCATTTCGGCCATGATAAGTATAAAAATAACAAACATGAAAATCAAATTTCATATCATTATGTGAAACGATTGGAAGATTTTATATACTTATATCAGTTAAAAAATACAAAAAACGTAATTTCATTTAGTTTGTGGGGTGATAAAGAAAAATATAGATTCGGTGCTTTTGAAAATATAAAATTAGCAAAAGAAGTATACCCAGAGTGGAAATTAAGATTTTATATAAATGAAGATATTCAATTAAATTTCGCAAAACGTTTATATGATGAAGGAGCGGAAGTGTTTAAAACTAAAAAAGGATTAGGGGCGTTTGAAGGCATGTATTGGAGATTTTGGGTTAATGATGATTTAAGTGTTAAAAAATATTGTATAAGAGATGCAGATTCGAGATTAAATTGGAGAGAAAGAGCCGCTGTAGATGAATGGTTAAGCTCAGATAAACCTTTTCACATTATGAGAGATCATAAAAATCATATATTTCCAATACAAGGAGGTTTATGGGGAGGTACTACAGGTATTATAACCAATCTAACTAGTATGATTACATCTTGGAATCAATATGATAGATATTCATGTGATCAATTTTTCTTAGCTAATAGGTTATACCCTTTAATAAAAGACAGAGCTATGGTGCATTGCACCTATATGGAAAAAAAGTCTTT